GCAAAACTTAAAAAATGATGTGATTAAACTAGGCAAAGAAGTAGAAGACTTAAACATACAACTTTCGCAATATGATGATTTAAAAAATAGTATAACCGCACAAGGTTTAGCTGGTGAAAACGCTGTTGGTACTTTAAAAGTAAAAGCCAAAATTAAACCAGACATACCGGTCTCTCCTTTTAGTATATATGATTCAAGAGGAGATTTAGCAATTGATCCTTTTTTTGAAATGTTTGTTGATGCAGAAAAACTTGGGGTTAATGAAAATTTTAAACTCAAATTATCTCGAAATCAATTAGATGATAAAATAAATAATATTGTTGACTATGAGAAAAAGACAGCATCGATGGATCTTGGTTTTTTTCAAAAGGTTAAAAAAGAATTAAAAGGTGAAACAACCAGAAGAGATAATAAAAATATTGTCGATAATGTAATGAAGTCAGAAGCAAATAACTATTACGAGACACAAAAACTAACTACAGAATTTGTTGAAAAAATTAGAAGCAATCCAAAGTTTTATGAAAACTTTGATGAAGACACAATTACTAATTTAAAAGCAAGACTTAACGCTGCCGAAGAAGGTAGTGATGAATTTAAGAAAGCAAAGCTTGATTTAAATATTGCAATAACTGAAGCCATAGAAGATAGTGGTGTTAATTTAAATAAGATGGCGACAGAACTTGTAGAAAAGTCTATTAAAGATTTTAGACAAATACCTGCTTTTTCTCCTCAAATGTCTAAAAATCCAGCTGCTCATAAAAAACAAGCTATTTTAGATTTGGTTGAATCAATAACAAAACCAACAACAGTTAAAGTCCCGGGTTCAGTACAAAAAACTAATAATGGTAGACCAGTAATAAATAGACAAGGTCCCGTTATGGAGAAAATAGATTTTGATGGCAGTATTAATTCTATTGATAATTTAAATATACTAAAAGCACGGCTTGGTAAAAATGCGTATGACGAAGAAATAGCTTTCTTAGAAGATAAAGTAAAACAAAGTGATAAAACATATAATGATTTATTGAAAAAGGATGATGTTGAGTTTGGTAAAGCTAAATTTTTAAAATTGTCGCAAGAGTTAAGAAAAAAACTTACGGATAAAAAACTACAAGATGTTTTTCTAAGAGCGATGAAGCATGAAGCGGAAGAAATGGATATACTCATAACTCCAAAATCTCTTTTTAAGAATGCTCCTTTTCCTAATTTAAAGAAAGCAGGTCAGTTCTTAGCTAGAAGTAATATAGAACAAGCCATCGAAGATGGTAAACAATTCATTGCTTTTCCATCAAGAAGAGACTATGCAATAGTAAGACAGAGGAGTGGACCAGGAGAGTTTGAAGCCGTCTTCGGTAAAACTTTAGATAATGTTTTAAAAGAATATGCTAAAAAAGGTGCTATACTTAAAAATCAAGTTATATCGGCAGCAGATAAAGCTACTGTTTCAAACACAATAGCAAGAGATCCTATGAGAGTATTGGATATAAGACCCTTGTTAGGGAAGAAGAAAGAAGCTATACCTAGAATGGCTATGGGTGGCTTATTTGAAAAATTTAGAAAGGCTGGATAATGGCAATAGAACCTAGACAGATAGCTGGTATGGTAGAAGGCTCGATGGGAGCAGGGGGTCAAATGATGCCCGAAGAAGATAGTCTTCAAATTGAATTACCAGAGATTGTTGATGAATTACCCGAGGGTATTGAACTAGCAGATGAAGAGGCAGTAGAAGTTGAAACCGAAGAATATAGACATGATGCCAATCTCGCAGAGGTTCTTGACGATGACATTCTTGGAGAACTATCATCTGAAATACAAGCCAAATTTCGTGAGGACATAGAATCTAGAGAAGATTGGGAAGAAGCTATATCCAAAGGATTAGGACTTCTTGGCATAAACTATGAGGATAGAAGTCAGCCTTTCTTGGGTGCAAGTGGTGTGACACATCCATTACTATCTGAAGCCGTAACACAGTTTCAAGCACAGAGTTATAAAGAAATGCTACCGAGTGGAGGACCTGTAAAGACTCAAGTTCTTGGAACACCGACACAAGAAACTGAAGCACAAGCCCAGCGTGTAGAAGATTTCATGAATTATCAGATTACTGAAATCATGGAAGAGTATGACCCAGACACTGACCAAATGTTATTTTATTTGCCATTAACTGGATCTACATTTAAAAAGATTTACTTTGATGAAACTAAACAGAGAGCCATCTCCAAGTTTGTTCCAGCAGAAGATATGGTTGTTCCATATTCGGCTTCTGATTTAAGAACAACGGAGAGGGTTACACATGTAGTTAGAATGACATATAATGATATTCGCAAACTACAAGTAGCAGGAGTTTATAGAGATGTTGAATTATCTGAAACGAATGATGGCGAAGATGAAGGAGCTATCCAAGAGCGTTCTGATGAGTTGTTGGGATTACGTCCAAACTATTCTGATGACTCTTATACCTTATTGGAATGCCACATTGACTTGGATTTGGAAGGTTTTGAAGACAAGGATATGGAGGGGAATTCTTCGGGTATTATGTTGCCTTATATTGTCACCCTTGATCAAGGTTCTGGAAAAGTGTTATCAATTTCTAGAAACTTTAGAGAACAAGACCCATTAAGAAGAAAAAGACAATATTTTGTTCACTTCAAGTTTCTACCGGGATTTGGCTTCTATGGTCTCGGTTTATTGCACACAATCGGTGGTCTTTCTCGTGCAGCTACATCAATTTTAAGGCAGTTAATAGATGCAGGTACTTTATCAAATCTTCCAGCAGGTTTTAAATCGAGGGGTGTTCGTATTCGTAACGATGACGAGCCTCTTAATCCTGGTGAGTTCAGAGATATCGATGTCCCAGGCGGAGATCTTAAAAACTCAATCATCCCACTGCCATACAAAGAGCCCTCTGCCACACTAGCACAACTTTTAGGTGTGGTTGTTGACTCTGGTAGACGTTTTGCACAGGTTGCAGACGCAAAAACAGCTGATGTTAACTCAAATGCACCCGTTGGAACGACTGTTGCGTTGATAGAACAAGGTTCTAAAATCATTTCTGCTATACATAAGCGTTTACATTACGCTCAAAAGCAAGAATTTCGTATGTTAGCGGAGATTTTTAGTGAAAATCCAGTACCATACCCTTATTTTGTTGGAAATGTGCCCCCAGAGACCATGCAAGCCGACTTTGATGGTCGTGTGGACATACTTCCAGTGTCAGATCCGAACATTTTCTCTATGGCACAGCGATTATCACTGGCTCAAACACAATTACAACTGGCTCAAGCCGCTCCAGAGATACATAATGTAAATGAAGCGTATAGACGTATGTATGATGCATTAGATATCAAGAATATTGAGGCTATTCTACCACCAAAACCTCAACCTCAACCAGTTGATCCAGCGACCGAGAACGGAAACGCTATGAAAGGAATGCCTTTACAAGCATTTCCACAACAAGATCATGAAGCTCATGTCAGAGCACACATAGCTATGCTTTCTAGTCAAACATCGCAAGCAAATCCGCAAGGATATATAATGTTGCAAGCACATGTACAAGAACATGTGGGTATGATGGCAAGAGATCAGGTAACTACGTTCTTTCAAAAATCAATGGAAGCAGCTCAAGCAAGTGGTCAACAAGTTCCTCAAATAGATCCAGCAGCAGTGGAAGCAGCAATCGCTCAACAAGTTGGCGAGATTCTAAATGAGATAATGCCAGCTCTACAACCACCGACACCAGAAGATCCGTTGGTAGAAATCAGAAAGAAAGAGCTAGAGAACGATACTGCCGAGCTTGAACGTAAAACAATGAACGATCAAATGGATTTTGCAGTTGATCAAGCTAAATTACAACAAGCTTATCAGTTAGCTCAAGAAAGACAAAAGCTTCAAGAGAGTATTGCCGAAGATAGGAACGATGTGAACATCTATCGTATTAATACTGCGGCATCTTTGAAAGGTAAGTAACCTATGATATAATCTGGTTATGGATCCAGTAACTATATCATTAGCCGTTGGCGTAGCATCAAAAGCTTTTAGTGCAATCAAGCAAGGATTTGCCGTAGGTCGTGACATTGAACAAATGTCAGGTGACATTGGTAGATGGATGGGAGCCGTATCAGATGTTGACAATGCTGAAAAGCAAGCTAAGAACCCACCTCTTTTTGGGAAGCTTTTTAAAGCAGGTTCTATTGAGGAGGCGGCAATGGCTGCATACGCTGCAAAAAAGAAACTTGAGGAACAGAGATACGAACTCAAGATTTTTTTAAATATGACTCATGGTCCAGGAGCCTATGACGAATTGTTGCAGATGGAAGGTCAGATAAGAAAACAACGTCAACAAACTATATATAAGCAACAACAAATGAGGCAACAGATAGGCGAAGCTATTGGATGGTTGTTTTTAATTCTTGTAATAGGTGGAGCTTTATTACTTCTTGCTAGTATATTTTCTAACCGATCACATGCAGACGGGTATACATATAAAAGCAAATCTCTGACTAGACAGCAAAAAATTAATCAAGGTATAATTAAACCACCAGTTCTAACAGTATGTCGATTAAAAAAACAAAAGACATACAAGGGCAAAGTTGGATGTATATATCAAGGGGCTAATAGAACATTTGAATTATCTTTCCAGGACACCAGAATTGGCTGTGTAAAAAGTTTCAGATGTAAATTAAATCCTAACGGAAAAGAACCTTCGATTGACTCCGTTATGGAAAGTCTAAGAAGTATAGCAAAATAGGAGACACAAATGGAAAATATGGTATTAGATGCGTGGAATGATTTATCGTACCTAGAAGGTATACTGTTTACATTTTGGCTTTTTATCTTATACTATGGTAAGGTTTGGATAGA